TGGAAATACCAGCTTTAGACCCGGTGGAGCTTTAGGTGGTGTCTTCGATTTTCTGACTGCCAAACAGAGCGACCACATAACTAAGATTAAAGCTGCCACATCAGCAGGGTCTTCCGCTAAAGGGTTTGCCATGACTCTCGGAAACTTTGGCATAACTCGTCCTCCGGGAAGCCGTGCCTACACGGGAAACATGAGAGGGATGAGCCACGTTCAAGTCAAAGCCTTAGAAGCTCTGAGTAAAGGGTTCGTTCCGTCTGGATACAATATCGTAACTGAAACAGGCAAGAAGCTGACAGACGAGGGTTACACAACAGGTCAGTTAAGCACGGGTTCGTTCTATCGAGATGATGGTGCTGTCATGTCAGCAGACGGCAGGACTGTTGCTGGTGCTGGGTATGAAACAGATGCCAGAGCGCTTGCCACAAAATTTGGAGTGGACTACGACATACGCAGGGAGGATGTTTTAACCGTTATAAACGATGCGCGGCGAAATGGAGGCGGTCTAGAAGCGGGCATGATAACGCTGTCTGGAAATAACATCACGTCATCTATGAACTTCTACGGGGCAGACTCTGGCGTTGCTGGCACTGGGGCTGTTGTGGCTCCTGACAATTATAATTATGACGAAGGAACAGACCTTGAGGGGCCACCAACAGATTCTAGTGTAACTCAATACGACACACCAGAATTTGACGGCAGCGGCGGCGATACCGGTCAAGGCGGGTACGATGACAACCAAGCAGCCCAAGACCGCCAAGACGCTGCCGACGAAGCGACAGGAGACGGACGTTCCGGCGGTCCTGAGGATGGACGTGCCTTGGGAGGTCGCATCGGCATGGCTGCAGGTGGACAGATGGCAGCAGGCATGGAACCGTCTGGATTTATCGGTGCGCCGCCTAGTCAGGTACCCGAAGGACAGACAGTTGCAGACAACGTGAATACCCAAAAGCCAGAGGGAACATTTGTCATAAATGCAGCAGCCGTGGAGTTCGCAGGAGAACAAGATATCGTCAAGATGCTCAATGACGCACAAAAAGAAGCAGTTAGACGTGGAATAGCACTTGACAATGACGAATCTAGCGGTAAACTAATAGATGTGGCTGTATCACGCGGAGAAGTGACAGTTGCACCTTACCTCGTCAAAATCATCGGTGAAGACCGCCTTACCAAGATAAACAATCGGGGTAAGCCGGAAACTCGAGAGCGCATCCAAGAGAATGGTCAGCAGATGGCTGCACAGGGCGGGTTCATCGGACTTGCTAATGGGGGCATGGCTAACAGTTCTGAAAACTACGAAGATAAGATAATTGTAGACGAAGTACGTCGCAAGATGGAAGCTATATTTAAGACAGCAGAAGAAAGAGGAATAGACGTTACCTCTGAGTACCCCGGTCCCGAAGAACAAAAATACTTTGAAGACATAGCCCGTTTAAATCCGGGAACACAGCCTATTACGGGGAACTGGTCTGCAGGTCTGGGAGAGATGAATGTTCCTAATACTAAAACCCCGACTTTATTTAACCTGTTTGCTTTAGCAGAAGAGATGGCGCATACGGAGTTTTTTGATAATATAAATAAAAAGGCAGAAGCTGACCCTGATTACGAAGCTGTATTTGAACAGAGTGAAGAGGGTAGATTTGCAGAAGAGCTACGTGCTAAAATGATAGCTTTTGAAACTGTAGGCGGATTGCTACCTGCAGGTAAAGCAACCGCAGATATGACACTAAACGATTATGCTAGTGACTTTGTTTATTATCTAAAAAATAACGCGGATAAATCCGTATACGAAGCAATGCTAAAGAAGTACCCCAGTTTAAAAAATGCAAAATCTGCAGTGCTGCCTATGGCTGAAGGTGGGTTCCTTGAAAATCCACAAGCGTATGCTCTCGGTGATAAAGTAAAAGTGTACAGAGGGGAACCTCTCGACTTAGAAAAAGTAAATCCAACAGACTATGGATACGGAAGTGACGACGTTGGTAAATTCCATACTCCCGATAAAAACCGCGCAAGAAAATTTGCAGCAGGTGGAGGGAGAGGCAACCAAGTTATCCTCAGTCGTAAAGTTACTATGGACCAACTTTTTGACGGAGTAGAAGAGGCTTGGAAAGTACAAGGTAAAAAGAAAACAGACTACTTTGCCAAAATGCCCAAAAAAGAACTCGATAAGAACTTAAAGTTTATAAAAAGCCTGAGGGCTGCCTACGCATCAGGAGAACGCTCTGTAGATTCTATGGTTATGTTTTTGCAAGAGCAAGTATTTGACGGTAAATCTAAAATAGACTTTATGGAAACTTTTAAAAATGACCCATTGTCTGGCGGTAAACTTTTAGTTAAAGCTATTGGCAAGGTAGCCACCAAAGCAGCACCACCTATAGCTATACTAGAGAGGGCATTCAACGCCACGCCTGTAGCCGACGCTACTTTAGGCGACTCTTTTTTAAATAGCTCGGCAACTCCAGACTTTACAAAGAATAAGAATTAGTCAGCTACCCGCAATACTGCGGCCCTGACATAACCGAAGCGGCTACCTACACGCCAAGTAGCCCCGCACTATGAGGTAAAGAAATGGCAAAAGCAAGAGGCCACCGTGCCAACAAACCTAACGATTCATTTGGTGCAATAAATAATGATTCGTTATATCGTGGAAAGCACCGTGACGCAGTTTACATCGACGACGATGATGAAGACAACGAAGCGGAAGAAACTACAGAAACACAACAAGCGAACACCGAAGAGGCCACTTCGCAAGATAGCACCAGTTTCGTAGAGAATAAAAAAGAAGCGGAACACGATTACAAGAAACGCTATGATGACTTAAAGCGACACTACGACGAAAAAGTAGGAGAGTTCAAGTCAGAAGTAGAATCACTTCGCAACACGATGACAGAACGGGCGGCAGAAATGCCTAGGGGTGTAACACCACCTCGTACGCAAGAAGAACTCGCAGAGTTCAAGGAGCGTTACCCTGACGTTTTTGAAGTAGTACAAACTGTGTCCTCTATGCAAACAGAGTCACAAGTTTCAAAACTACGCGAAGAATTGGGAACTATCAAAGACCGGGAACAGGAACTAGAGAAGCAGAAAGCCTTCGAGGAACTGCTACGGCTCCACCCAGACTTCGACGAACTCAAGACAAGTGATGAGTTTCTAAAGTGGCTAGAAGACCAGCCACAGTCCATCGCAGATGGCATCTATAAGAATAACAAAGATGCTAAGTGGGCGGCACGGGTCATAGACCTCTATAAAGCCGATACTGGCTTAACCAAGAAGAAATCTAAGTCTTCACCATCAGCAGCAGATGCAATTACAAAAACCCCTGCTAGGGACGTAAGCACCAATGCTGGTAACAAGAAGATTTGGAAGGCTTCAGAAATTCGTACCCTAAAACCGTGGCAGTTCGAAAAGCTAGAAAGCGAAATCGACGCTGCCCGTTCTGAAGGTCGAATAGATTTAAACAACTAACTAAACCTCAAAAAATGGAAGGATTGAACTCATGGCGTTCGATACTGCTGCAGGTTATGGTAACCTGCCTTCCGGTAACTTTGCACCGGAAATTTTCAGCCAAAAGGTTCTCAAGTTTTTCCGTCGTGCTTCGGTTATTGAAGATATTACAAATACCGATTACGCTGGCGAAATTGAAAACTTTGGCGATACAGTCAAAATCATTAAGGAGCCGACTGTAACTGTCTCTTCTTATCAGCGAGGCTCTGTGGTAAACCCACAAGACTTGGCTGATGACCAAATCTCTATGGTCGTTGACAATGCAAACGCTTTCGCGTTTAAAATTGACGACATCGAAGAGCGTCACTCACACATCAACTTCGAAGCACTTGCCACCTCTTCTGGTGCGTTTGCTCTGAAGCGCAAGTACGATGCTGCTGTTCTACAGCACATCTCTGATGCCGCTGGTATTGCAGCGTCTGCCGTTTCTGGTACGACTCTAACAAATACCGCAGCAGCAGGCACACTAGGAACAGCCAATGCTCCTATTAACGTTGAAACAAATGACAACGGCATCAATCTGATGTTGGCTATGGCTCGTCTACTTGACGACCAGTCTGTGCCTGAAGAAAACCGCTGGTTTGTAGCACCTCCAATCTTCTACGAGAAGATGTTCCAAGCTGGTAACAAAATTGCTGAAGTCCAAGTGACTGGCGATGCTTCATCTCCGCTGCGTAATGGCCTTGCCATCAACGGTTCCTTCGCTGGTTTCCGTTGTTACAAGTCTACTGCACTAAACAGCACAGGTGGAACTGACCAAGTAACTCTGACTGACGGCTCCGCAACTCTTGCAACAGACGGCTCCGAGAACGTAGTTCTTGCTGGTCACATGTCTGCTGTAGCGACTGCATCCCACATCGCTAAAACCGAAGTGGTTCGTTCAACTGAGTCATTCTCTGATGTCATTCGTGGACTTCACGTTTTTGGTCGCAAAGTACTGCGTCAAGAAGCTGTTGTTCGTGGCGTCATTGACTTCGCGTAAGGGGGGCTAGATAAATGGCTACTATTGATTTCACCATAACAGGTGGGGGAACTGTAGGACACCCCGCTCACGCGATTCGTCCTTACGTTGTGCAGTCAAAGATTTTTGATGCTGCCGACGCAAACCTTACAGCTAACGATGTCATTAAAGTGATTGACCTACCGGACAACTCAATTGTTCTTGGTGGTTGCCTTGATGTCCTTGAAGCTGGTGGTTCTAGTGTGACTTTTGACGTTGGTGTCAGCACCGACATTGATGCCTTCTGTGATGGTGTCGATGGCAACGCTGATGCTATCTACAATTTTCACCCTACAGCAGCAGGTATCAACACAGTAATTGCTACAGACGCTATCCAAGTTAAAATCTTGGGTGCAGATTCTGCTGTAGTTCGTTTCCGTGTTATTGCTCTGATTGCTGACATTGGTGACCCAACTAAGTTGGTCCAGACTGCTTCAGTTCAGACTGGCGTGTAACATTGATTGAGGGGGAGGGGAAACTTTCCCCCTTGACGACTTTTTAATTTCATGATATAAGCAGCTATCCTCTGCAGGGATATACCCCTAATGTTCAAAGCAATACTTTTCATATGTAGCCCGCTACTAGGCAGTACCGAGTGTTTAGAAATAGAAGACACCCGTGGTCCGTATGATACAAGAGGAGAGTGCATATCTCGTGCAGTAGAAATGTATCATTCTACGCAGTTAATAGTACCGCCCCCATATAAATCTGTTAAGTACAAATGTGAGAGTGGGATATAATGCCCCGTAAAAAAGAAACACCTATAAAGAAAACAACTAAAGGAAAGGGTGCTAACTACCGCCCTACCAAGTCTGGCGCAGGTATGACTGCAAAAGGCGTTAAAGAATATAAGAAAAAGAATCCCGGTTCTAAACTGAAGACAGCAGTTACAGGCAAAGTTAAGCCCGGAAGTACAGCGGCTAAACGCCGTAAATCTTTTTGTGCTAGGTCAGCAGGGCAGATGAAGAAGTTTCCTAAAGCTGCAAAAGACCCTAACAGCCGTTTGCGTCAAGCAAGAAAGAGATGGAAATGCTAGCTGCACTCATAGGACCCATATCTTCTATAGCCAGTACGTGGCTCGAAGGTAAAGTAGAAAAGACAAAAGCAGAAACAGGAGCCAAAGTTGCAAGAGCTAAAGCTGAAGCTGTCATCATGGAAAAGAAAGCTACTGGCGAAATCGACTGGGATTTGGCTATGGCTGAAGGAAGTAAAAGCTCGTGGAAAGACGAATGGATTACAATTTTATTTTCTGTACCGCTCATACTTGCTTTCTGTGGAGAGTGGGGTAGAGGCGTTGTGCAGGAAGGTTTCACAGCTTTACAAGCGATGCCGGAGTGGTATCAGTACAGCTTGGGCCTCATTGTGGCAGCGTCGCTAGGTATGCGTGGAGCAACCAAGATGTTTGGAAAGAAGTAACATGAGCGAAGATAAAGTAAGAAAAGGTATGGGTGCAGCAGCAGTAGGTTTAGCAGGTGCAACTGGACTTGCCGTGGGTGCTAAGTCAGCAATAGACGGTGCAGCCAGAAGAAAACCAGCACAAAGACCTAAAACAAAAGCACAAACCAGATTTGCAGCACAGGCTAAAGATACTAAAATTAAAACTGCTCAAATAAAAGTAGACCAACTAAAGTCCATCCAGCCTAAAGACCTAAATGCTAGAGATGTAAAAGTAAGAAAAGCACTTTTACAACAGCAGAACGAGATACTTAAAGGCTTAACAAAAACGCCTACAAAAGAAT